AGTAATATTTTTATTTTTATAATCGTCTCCCAAAAACCTAATATCATATTTTTGAGAAACTAAAAGATTTTCTAAATCTTTTTCTGTTTGGTATATCAATACTTCATCAATATATTTTATAGAAAGTAAAATTTCTTTTCTTTCTTCTGCCGTATGAACTGGGGACATCTTTTTTCTTTCTAATGCCGGGTCTTCATGCAATAAAATTGTTAGATGATCGCTGTGTTGTTTACAAAATTTAAACAACTTGCAATAGCCAGGATGTATTAGATCAAATGCTCCAGCAACAACACCACGAATCCCGCAATTTATTTTTCTCCATTGTTCCGCATTTATTGCTTTATCATCTATTATTATATCATAAGTTGGTTTTTTATTCATTATCAATTTATGATGTTTTAATCCCCATTCATTTAATTGATTTGCAGTTAAATCCTCCCAATTTTTTCCAGAACTGGAACCTCTTCCAGTAAAAATAAGAATTGTATTTCCAGAGTCAAATAATTCATTTACTTTAGATATTGCTTTTACTAATGGTTTAGCAGTTCCATAGTCCCCATTTATTGCTTTTGTACATAGGGTTTCATCTAAATCAAAACAATAAATTTTTGAAGTATTCATATGACTGAGTGTAAAATTATTTCATGAATGCATTCAACAATACCATAATCATTTGAATCTACCCAAAAACTTAATAATGAATGCTGTTCATAATTATTTTTTAATTTATTATCCTTGTTAAAACCTGTTAAAATTATAAATTTAATTTTATTATATTTACAATATTCGGCACATTTTAATATATTTTTAGAATTTCCAGATGAACTTATCAGAATAACTAATGTAGAATTTGAAGAAAATTCTTTTAAAAACTGCTCAAAAGCATTTTCATATCCATAATCATTTGCATAACAGGTTAATCTTGCTGCGTCTGAAAAACATATTGCCCTTTTGCCAAGTGCTTTAGTATAATCCTCGGCAATATGGGATGATATAGCATTACTTCCGCCATTGCCAAGAATAATTATCTCAGAAGTATTATTAATAATAGTTTTTAAACTATTTAATTTATCGGATGTGTTTGATGTTAAATCTATTAATAAAGATATTAATTGTGGTACATGCATTAAATAACTCTTTCTAATCCTGTATTACTCAATTCAACCTTTACAAATTTTTGATTTGGCTCTTTTGAATTGCAATTGAAAAAACATAAAAAGAATCCACCATTCCCTGCTCCACATAATTTGTGTGCAACACAGCCTGGATAAGATTCCAAATATTCATCTAATTCTTTTAAAGATTTATCTTCTAAAACATTTTTTGATGTTTTTTTCTTTTCTTTCCATCCATTTTTAATTAAATTTAAAAACTTTTCAAAACTTCCATTTAATATCATTTGTTCCGATTCTTCAACTAATGGATTGAATATATCATTTTCCGGTACAATAACTTCTTTCAAGACATTAGTAGAATTTCGGGTTATACCTGTAAATACCAAATAAGGAGTATAATAATCAAAAAAAGATGTGGGCAAAAAAGTATATTTTGGCAAGCCCAGAGAAGTAAATTCAATTTTTTTGAACCCACCTATCGCACAACCAAATATATCTTGTTGTCCTAAGAGAGGGTTAATTAATTTTTCTAAAAAATGTGCTTTAGCAGCACATTCGATATCTGATATTTTTTCTTCTTTCAATTCTGATATAGCTTTCATCAAACTGCAAGAATAAGAAGAAGAAACCGCCAATCCAGATCCATGTGAAAAAACATCACTTGTCATGTGGATTGAGCATGGATGTACTCTTTGTTTATGAAAAAACAATCTAACAAGATCGTTTTTTATTTCTTCTATATTGCTAACTTCTTCTCTTTGAGAATAATTAACAATATATTTTTGGCTTAATGAATTGGTTCCCAATAAATCTTTATATAAAGAAACATAAGTATAAATTTTTGGTGTAAAAGATATAACAGAACCTTTATTATGTTTCTTAATATATTGATCTAAATCACTAGAACCACCAATTAATGATATCCTTACTGGACATTTGATTGTAATCATATTATTAACCAATCTTCACAATAAACATCATCCCATTTTTTTGGCATATGGGAAGCTTCCCCAAACCATTTTCTTGGAGCTATTACTTGTTCACTGTTTGATAGCCAAGCACCCCACCAACTAAAAGAACTATTTGCAATAATATGATATTTGCATTTTGTCATTAAACACATATCTAAAAATTTATCATCAGTTCCAAACAAGTCTACTTCTTTTCCTGCATCATTTATTATTTTTGTTGCTAAATCCATATTATCACTAAAAAGTATTATTGGCACATCATTTGGCAAATTATCAAATGCTTTTTGATAATATTCTTTTGTGCAAATAGGATGTGATTCTTGAAAAAATAAATAATCACCCAATCTTATATGAACTGAAATAGGAGATTTTTTAATTTTATTTAAAATTAAATTTGTTTTATTTTCGATATTAGATTTAAATTTAAATTCTTTTTTTATTAAATCTTTTTTATAATTTTTAAAATATTTTTCTGTTTGAAAGTATCCTCTAATATCTGTATTGTCCATTATATTTTTAATGTTTGCTTCATAACAAAAATTTGTTTCAAGATATACATTATCAAAAATAAAAGAAGAAGAATCTTTTGCCGATAATTCAAAACATTCAGGTAAACAAAAATGTAGCTTATCATTTGGGCTTTTTGTCTGATAAGGAGCTCCGATCTCATATCCTAAATCTTTGCCCAGAGCATAAAGAGTTGCGTATTGGAACATTTGATTTCCAAACCGACCGTTTAATCCGAGACTTTGACATGTAATCATACTGGAACTTGTATGTTTAATTGAATATTTTCTTCTCTTACTGGAAATTCTGAATTTTTATCTGAAAGAGGTTTTGCAGTAATTTGTTCCCATTGATTTGCACTTTGACGAGTATCTGCTTGGACAAAAAATGGAGAATTAGGTGTTAAAACATTAAACCTTTCCTGAATCATAGCACATCCATTATCGAATGGTGTTCTTAATCTATAAGCAAATATTTTTGCTATATCGCTTACTGCTTTTCGGTACTGTGGATTTATGTATAAAATAGCATGCGTTGCTAAAACTTTTCCAATTCTAAGATAATATTTGTTTATTCTTTTCGACAAATAATGAGGATTACCGGATGACACTCCTAAGTATATCGCATCCGTATTGTCTGGAACAGAAATCATTGGACAAAAATCATTTGTGAATTCTGCATCATCTTCCAAAATAAGAAGTGGGCAATCATAATTTTTATCATCTAATATGTCTATATGTGACTGCGCACAACCAACATAATGCTTGATTGGATCGGCTGTTCCTGGAGGTGGAGCAATTTGACATGCAGATTTTCTAAAAGTTCGTTCAAACTTATGTTGACGAAACCTTTCTTCCATAAAATCGGCATTAAGTTTTGCGCTATCAAGATTAATCCAAACTGTTTGTATTTTTCTTAGATCTATAATCATGTTCAACTTTTCTAGAATTAATAATATTATACATTTATTCAAAATAATGTCAAGAATAACTTGACAATAATCTAAAGATCATCTATAGTATACTTATAATGAATCTAGAAGACCTTAAAAGTGAAATTAAAAAAGATTCTATAGTAGATTCTACAGAATTAGCTAAAGAAGCTTTAAAGATACCTCAGATACATGGAAAGTATCTTTCAATACATGCAGATCTTAAGATTGAATTACAAAAAATAAAAAATGCATTTTCAATAATGTATTTACGTAAATATAAAATTTATACAGGAAAAGCCAGTAAAGAGGAACTAGAAAAATGGAATGAAGAGCCATTTGAGCTGGATATTTTAAAGAATAAAGTTGAAATATTTTTAGAAGGAGACAATACACTTTTAAAAATAAAAGATGATATCAACATGGGTGAAACAAAAGTTAAAATGGTTGAAGAATTTTTAAAGGTTCTTACCAATAGAAATTTTGCAATTAAGTCTGCCATAGAATGGAACAAGCTCGTAAATGGCATTTCATAGCACAAATAAATAATTTGTGTACACTATAATTGCATCTGCTGAGGATCAAACAAAATACAAAATTGATTGCGAAGAATCAGTAAAACGAGAACTTCGTTCTTATTTTTCTTTTAAAGTTCCAGGTGCAGAATACATGCCTTTATATAAGTCGCGTGTATGGGATGGCAAGATAAAACTTTATGAAATTAATTCATCCACACTCCCTAGAGGATTAAAAACATATCTTCAAAAATTTTGTGAAGAAAGAAATTATTATCTTTTGTTTGATGAGAAAGATACAAAAAATATATCTCTTACAGATCATGAGATTGATGCTTTCATAAAAACATTAAATCTTACAGTAAAAAAACAATCGATAACACCACATGACCATCAAAAGCGTGCTATACAGCATGCTTTAAACACAAATAGAACAGTTATAGTTTCACCAACCGGAAGTGGAAAATCTTTGATCATTTATATTTTAATTCGATATCTTTTAAGATATTTTGTGGAAGCACCTAAAAAAGTATTATTACTTGTTCCAACTGTAGGTCTAGTGCAGCAGATGGAAGCCGACTTTTTTGATTATTCAAAAAATGACAAATCTTGGTCTAATTCCAAATTTTTACACAAGATTACTGCTGGAAAAGAAAAAAATTCAAATAAACCATTGGTAATATCCACATGGCAATCTGTATACAAACTTCCAAAAGAATGGTTTCAGCAATTTGATGCAGTAATTTTTGACGAATGCCATTTGGTAAAAGCTGACTCTTTGGTGAATATTGGCAAAAAATTGACAAATGCCTGGTTTAGGCTTGGCACAACGGGAACCCTGGACCAGACCTTGGCGCATAAACTCTCAATAGAGGGCACGCTAGGGCCCTCCATTCAGTTTATAACCACCAAGGGGCTGATAGGCCAAGGAGTGCTGGCAAAGCTTGCCATTGACTGCATTATGTTGGACTATGATGACGCATCCCGAAATAGAGTCAAAAAATTAAAATATCAAGAAGAAATGAGTTATTTGGTGGAAAATTCAAAAAGAAATGAATTTATTGCCAAATTGTGTGGTGAAATGAATGGAAACACATTGGTGCTTTTCAATTACGTAGAGAAGCACGGAAAGCCACTTTATGACCTCATACAGACACTACATCCAGATAAGAAGGTTTATTTCATTTCGGGTAAGACTGATGCCGAAAATAGAGAAACTATTCGAAAAATCATTGACAAGGAAAAGAACGCAATTCTTGTTGCCTCATTTGGCACAACGAGCACCGGGATCAACATTGTACATCTTGATAATATTATCTTTGCATCTCCTACTAAATCAGTCATTAGACTTCTGCAAAGCATTGGTCGTGGATTGAGAACATCTGCAAGAAAACAAAATTTGAAAGTATATGATATAGTAGATGATTTGTCTTGGAAGAGTTACAAAAATCATGTGCTAAAGCATTTTGAACATAGAGCAAAGATATATCAAAAGGAAAAATTTGATTACAAAGCCTTCAAAATAAAAATATAAAAACGCATTCGGATAAATATTAATAAGGAGGAAGCATGGAAGAAAATAATTCTGAAGCTTCATTGCCTATCCGAGTAGTTAAACTTAGTACTGGGGAAGAAATTATTTCTTCTGTCAACGAATTTGAAGGAGAAGTATCATTAATAAATCCTGCAAAAATTATAACATATACAACAGCAACATCTGAAGGTGCTGTAATTGAATGCATTAGATTAACATCTTATCTTGGAAATATTGATGCAAAATCAATTACTATTTTAAAACAATATATTTTATATATTGCAAATCCATCAGATGAAATAAACAAAATGTATTCTTCTTATATGAATTTTATGAACGGTATTGAAAATAAAATGATTACTGGTACTATTGAAGAAGATAATACTCCCGAAGAAGTTGCTTGGAGTCTATTTTCAGATCCAGAATTTGTTAATTTTTTGGAAGAAATATATGAAGAACATATAAATGATATCGAAGATGTTGAGGAGCCAGATGAAGAAATAGAAAAAGAATGGGAAAAAGAAGTAGAAGTGCCAAAAAAGAAAAAGAAAAAATATAAAAAAGAAGAATTAAAGATGCCGTATAATCCAGAAATGGAAGCATCTGATCCACAAAGTTGGTCTGACAATCCTGAAGATTATATCAAATGACTAATATCACACCTATATTAACAAACGCCTTCAAGTTCACTATTGATCGTGGAAGCGATAAACTTGAGCTATTTTGCCAAGCAACTGGACTTCCGGGCGTAAAACTTAGCGTTCAGCCACAGCCTACCAAATTGGGTGTTCAAATTCCTGTGGCCACGAACACATTTAACTTTGATCCATTGGCTATTGAATTTTTAGTCGATGGAAATATGGAAAACTGGAAAAGCGTTTATACTTGGATGAAACAAATTGGAAATATAAGTGACGATATTAGCGGAACACCTTATCAAAGTTGGTCAGCTACAGCGTATTTAACACCATTATCTCCAAAATTTTGCCCAATACCAGGGGGACAAATAACATTTTATTATGTGATTCCCGTAGATCTTGGTGGATTGTCATTTAAGGCAGATATAAATGACCCAACACCAGTAAAGTGTCGGGTTGTATTTAATTACGC